CTCGAGGTCAAGTAACCTCCAAGGGAGGCTACTTGCCTCCTCGCGGCAGGGTATTGCTAGTCCCTGCCCCTCTCCATTAATATGGAGAGGCCAACCCCAGCTTGATGTCGACGGCTTGGGGACGTCCAGCACGTTCCAAGTGGTCGCTTACAGTGCCTGGCAAAGCACTGTACTCGTTTGTCATCTCGCAGGTAATACCTGGAGAGCGACGCTCGAGCATCAGCAAACACTTCAGCAGGGCGCCATAGTCATCCAATCGCGAGATCGGAATCTTGGCGACAACCCTCGCACCCCTGACCAAGGGGCGCTGAAGATCGTCACTCCATGTGTCTCCGACATAATCGAAGCACACAGAGTGGCGCCCTAGCACAGAACTGGTGGGCTCGACGATGGGGAAGGGTATTAGACCTTCTATCCAACCATCGAGAAGCCTGCAAGTTTGCCACAACCCACTCATATAGAGTTGGTTACGCAAACTTACAAGCGACATCAGTTCTGGAACATGCCTCCGTTGTGTTGGGAATACACGACGGACACGAGTGATGCTAACATCGTGTCCATCATAGTATTCCTTCCCGCAAGACTCCCGGAATTTGCCAGTCCAGAAGCTCTTGCCGAGATTAACTCGAAACCCAAAAGCTTCGAGTTCCTCGACAACGGAACGCACAAAGTGCACGGGGACGATAATATCGTCTCCGAACACACGCACCTGGCCCAGGAAAGACTTAATGCCCTTCCTGGTCAGCGGTTTGCCTAGCTCTCTTTCAATCCCCATGAAGATGACGGTAGTAAATACCATCGCTTCAAAAGGAAAACAGAGAGCGGAACCCATCGACGCGAACTTGGCAAGACGAAGTACGCCCTTGCCAGGCACATCAGCCTTCCGACTCCTTGTAGCGTCAACAGCCCCAAACAAATGGGGATGATTCCGCAGAAGGAGCCGTACATGCTGGTTCGAGACGCGATCGGATGCCTCACTCAAGTCGAGTGTGGCAAGGGATCTATTTCTAGATCCCTGCTCAGCAAGCGCCTGATTAGGGCGCTGACTGGAGAATCCGATGAGCTTCGAAGCGAGGTCATCTGCTTCGATAGCATCCACGAGTGCATTGAGAATAGCCTGCTGCATATATTGCATCGCGGCAGGCTCAATCGCAATGATACGTGGCGTCTTGAGCGTCTTGGGGACGGTTATGACCCTTACAGGTCTCTCGTCCCGGGGTTCCCGGATAGTCACGCCGGCCAGTCTGTCGAGAGACAGACTCCAGCTTGTAGCAAGGAATTCCATGTGTGGAAATACCTGCTCAAGCCGGTGGGTCCATTCTTGCTGATTCCACTTGGAGTTTCCTCTAAGCTTATCAGCAGTGGCACCCGGACCATGCTTTGGAAGAACGTCTCCATCATAGACTCGAGAGTCTACCATGGAAAAGACGTTGGCCCAAAGGAGTCTTCCCAGACGATGAAAGCGTTCCTGTTGGGACGCTGACCACCGCCTATCGGACTCGCGGACTTCCGCTTCCGTCTCGACGTACTTCTTCAAGGCCAGATCTACCCTTGCATCGCTACAAGGGAGAGCAATCTTTGCGAACAGACCAGTGATCTGTCTGATAGCAAAGATGGCCTCGATATCAGGATCGTCGAGGAGCAAACCGGTTCCACGGTCGAACACAAGATCGAGGAAACCTCCGAGAAATCGGGGGAGACCTCCTCTCCAGGCAAAACCCTGGAAGAGACTGCGATCTACCTTCCCTTGGTCAAGACTTTTTTCGAAGTCTTTTCCAAAGTCGGGTAGGGTTATCGTTAGAAACGATAACCCCTCATGTTCGACACGCCTGCAGATTGTTTTGTAATCTGCAGTGGTGCTGGTGCGACATCTGATCCCCAGTTCACTGAGGATCGAATGTAGGAACAGCATCAGGCTTTTCATGTCTCCTCCTAATAGAGGTCAGGCATCCATAGCCTTGATGCAGCCGATCCGCACTCAAAGAGTGCACCCATGAGGGCTCAGGCTAGTTCTCACCACCAAGAAGCTTGGTGGTGGCAGAGTTCGTCGAAGCCGTCAGGAAGTTGGCAAGGCCAACGACCTGATCGGTCAGCTCAGCCACCGTAAATCCGGTGACGGGCTGATCCACCACGATATACACCGTGGAGGAGAACCGGATATTCCGATCAGAGATCAGAGGATCCGGCGCAACCTTCGAGAACTCAAGGCGAACCGTGCGACGGGTACGCTTGCCATAGGCATGCGAAACCTTAACACGGATGTTACCATCGTTCGAGGAATACTCGGACGAATTGGTACCCGTACTAACGCGCGGAAGCGCGGTAGTAGCGGCGCCAATAGTAACTGACTGAGGATCGGCGTACGCCAAGGCACTGCTCCTGCATCTGAGAGATGTTCGAGCACGCACTTTGCGTACCCGATCGAGGGCATGTTACCATGCCACTCTGTCCGCCTTGGTCATACCAAGGGCGGAGAGGATTGACCATTGTCGACCCGTAAGGGACGACAACGACAATCCAAATCCGTATGGTGTGGCCCTCTTTCTAGTTTTACGCGTCGAGCGTACAACAAGAGAGAGAGGCGGCAGAGATTCGCCATTCACAAGGCGAACTCCACTCATCGTTGCGGTAGTCGTGAGAACCGAAGTTCTCATGATATAACCGTAACGAAGCACAAGGCCGTCCTGGCTAAGAGCAACGGAGTTGTCTAAGGACACTCCGATGTCTCCAAACCAATCGACGAGCCAGCTCCATGGAGCCAGGTCCCACAGCGTGCTCGGATCAAGTTCGAGCCCCAGGAGGTGACGAGCCTGCTGGGTATACCGCTCCATTCGAGACATGAGATCACTCCCATGACTCAAGTGGTAAGTATAACAACCAGAAAACCACGTAGTTTCGTGGAGTTCTTGTGTTATACTCAAGCGGCGCTGGGTACCACGAGACTGGAAGATTTTCAACCAGTCGGTCCATAGGTTGGGAGGACAAGCTAGCCAGTTAAGACCGGCTCCAAGCCGGTCGTAACTGGTAGTTACTGTCCTCTCATCACCTAGGGTCAACCTGCGACGGACATTGCGTCCCGAATCCCTCTCGAACTGCTTGAGGATAGCTTCGCTATCCGCAACAGCTCGCGCCAGCTTCTGAACATCAGAAATTAGCGGTTTCCATCCGAACTCAGCGTTCAGGTACTCAGAGCCAGCTTTCGCTGGCATTGAGCCCCTAGACGCTAGAGCCGTCTGGCCTGCTAACCGAGGGAGTCCATCCCTCATGACTTCAGCAAGCATGGTAGAGAGATTCGCCGCAGGATTGGTGGGTCTCGTACGAGAAATGGCGCGTGTGCCCTGAGATTCCCAATCAAGGAACTCAGGAGCATCAAACACACCGCCTACTCGGTCTGAGACGATGTCCCATGAAGGAAAAAGAGAACCTTCATAGAACCACAGGGGATTTGGAGCTGAATACGTACGCGAAGGGGGAATAGAAATCTCCCTCTTGA